TGGTCGGCGCCGGGTCTTCATATTGGCCCACCGCGCGGACGGTGACCGGGGGAGCGGAGAGCCAAGAGCGGAAGCAGGAACTCGGCAGGACGGAGAGCGGGGGCGGCGACCTCCAAGCAGCGGCGGGCCTGTGGCAGACGCCGAGGGGATCCGCGGCGGGGGAGGTGAGCAGGAGCGGCGACCGGAAGGACGAGGCCCTGCTCGCGGGTCAAGCGAGGGTGGGGGCGTGGGCGAGGGGGGAATATCCGACGCCGTCGGCGCAGAGGTACGGGTCGAGCCAGAACGAAGGGGAGGTGCCGCACGAGAGGCCGAGCGCAGGTACTCCATCCCTGGAAAGCTGGGCTTCTTCCCACCGGGCCCCGACGACGAACCAGAGTGGATGCGAATCATCGGAGGATACCCCGGCCTCGCCCCGGCGATTGAACCCGGCTTTCGTGTCGTGGCTGATGGGCTACCCATGGTTCTGGATGAGAGCCGAGCCGACCAGCTTCGGTGCGCGGGAAACAGCGTCGTGGTGCTCCAGGCTCTTGTCGCTTTCCGACAGCTTCTTCGATGGACTGAAGAGTCATGAAAGTAGCTAGAGTGTTCCCGTCGAGGACCCGCGCGACGCCGAGTGATGAACTCGCGTTCACGGCCCCGCCGGGGCTGTTCCCGCCGGATGTTGACGAGGCCCATGTGTCGGTGACGTTCTCATGGGATATGGATTACGCAGAGTTTCTTGTCACTCAGTGGCAGCGTGTAGTGCCGACGAAGATTGGTGGACCGGCGACTGGGATGCGGGGTGGAGATTTTGAGCCGGGGAGATTTGTGGCACCCGGATATGTCATCACGTCGAGAGGATGCCCAAACCGATGCTGGTTTTGTGACGTGTGGAGGCGAGACGGCGACATCTCGGAACTGCCGATTATGGACGGCCACAACATCCTCGATGACAATCTCCTCGCCTGCTCTAATGAGCACGTCGCGGCAGTCTTCGCCATGCTCGCGCGACAGACGCGGCCAACCGAATTCACCGGGGGCCTGGAGGCCGCGCGCCTCGAACAGTGGCATGTCGATGCCATGACCGAAATCAGGCCAAAGCAAATGTTTTTCGCCTACGACACGCCCGACGATCTCGAACCGCTCCAGCGGGCTGGCGAGATGCTGATCAAGGCCGGGTTCACGGTAGCGTCGCATCGGCTGCGGTGCTACGTCCTGATCGGATATCCGAAGGACAACTTCGATGCCGCAGAGCGGAGGATCTTGGAAGCCATAGATGCCGGGTTTTTCCCAATGGCGATGCTCTACAGAGACAAGAAGGGCGAGAAGCCGACCGGGTGGAGGACGTTCCAGCGTCATTGGGCGCGACCACAAATAGTTGCATCTAGGATTAAGGGGGAATGAATGAGCAAGAACGAATTAGACGAAACCATCGGCACGTATTCCTTGGTGGCGATGATAATCGGAGCCGCGCTCGTCATTTACCGATTTATTTATCTCGCCCTCAGGGTCCTGTTCGAAAGCGAGAAGTTCATTTTCACCATCGGATTCACGCTGATCTTCGGCGGCATGACCGGCGTCGTGGTCGCGCTCTTGGTTGCGCGTTATGGCAAGCGAGCGACCAGTGACTGACCAAAAGCGGCTCGCGGACGCGCTGCGGCTGGCGGGGTTCTTCCATCTCCGATCGGACGCCGGCAAGATGTACATGATCAGCGACGAGGAAGTTCTCGAAGAAACAGAAGGGACGATATTCAGGGCGCGCGTCGAACTCGGTTTGGCGATGGAAGACTTTCGGAACGAGTTCCTCACCGTTTATGAGCGGTGGGCCGTGGAGGTCCTCGACGCGATTTTGTGGTTCATCAACTGGTTCAAAAGGGGGAAAGAAAATGATGATGGTCGATGATCTCAGTGGCAACGAATACCCGGTCTACCCGATCTACAAGATCCGATATCAGTGGCCCCAGGAGGGCGAGCACTGTCCTGATGGGACGAACGGCACGTCGGCGACCGTCATGCTGCGCGAGCCGTCGTCAACCGAGATCGCCCGCGTGGCGATGGAGCAAGCGTCGAGGCTCGCAGAGGAGCACAACGTTGCCTACGACGAGGTCGGCGTTGAGGTCGAGTTCGAACGCTGGGAGGAATGGTGCTGCCACTGGTTCAACCACCACACATGGGACCGTGGCCTCTCGGACGCCGATGTCCTCGCCTCGTTCGAGCGGTACGTGTGGCGCATCGAGCGGCTCAACCAGCAGAACCCGCGCTTCACCGAGGACGGCTTCCAGTTCGACGAGGTCTGCCTCATGGGTGCAGAGGACCGGTGGCGGTGGCGAGCCGCAGACGACGACAACGGCGACCAAGTGGACCCGCCCTGTCGCTGCAAGCATTGCAAAGAGCAGGGCGTCGTCAGAATCAATCACTAAAGGGGGAGATCATGAGAGTCAAAGCAGAAATCACCATCGAGGTCGATCAGCAGGACTTCATCGACATGGGCCAGGACATCGGCGAATCGCTGACAGACCAGATGATCTACGAGGTCAAAGAGGCGATCACTGAGTCCGAGCCGTGGCGAGATCTCAGGAGAGTCATCTTCACGGCGTGCCTCGAGAAGGTGCGTAACGAGATCAAGAAGGAGTATCTTGAAAAGGTTAAGGGGGAATCATGACGGAGCGCAAAGTCCAACTCGTCCTCGACACTTACTATCCGACCGAAAAGGAGAATATGGAGAACGGCGCCTACGGTAGTGCCCACGTCGGGGAGGTCCTCGATCTTCTCCTCAAGAAGCTCGGAGTCGAATTGGAATTCGACCGGAGTGGTCAGTTCGACCTCGTTGATCGGAAGGGGGAATCGTGAACCGCATCAACATGCTGCGAAAGCACGTCGAGCAGAACCGGCACCGACGCACCAGGGCGGTCGGCCTCTGCGATCCGCTAATCCACGACCGCGAGGATGGAACGTGGAATCTGCACCACCGCGACTTCCCGACCGCCGATCACATCTGGTTCGTGTGCGGCCCAGACGGGCAACCGTTCCCTCATTCTTACGGCTACACCAAGGCGAAGGCGATCACCGGATTTCTGAACCTTCTCGGCCTGCCGGATAAACCAGTTGGCAGGGACGGAACCGGCTGGTGCAGGCACACCGACGAGCCGGAGCGCGGCAGGTGGTGGAGTTGGTTCAGGGGGCAAGGGTACGCCGTCCAAAAGTTCTTGGTCAACCCGGACCATAAGCATCAGGTCGGCCTCAGGGCGATGTTGAAGTACGAGCTTGCGTGGGCGAACAAGCACTCGGACGGTTGTGTGTGGTGCCGGAGCGTGACGAGACTCCAGAACATCACAGCGAGGATCGCGCTGATGATCGAGGCCATCGATTACTACTCGGAGCGTCCCGAGGAGCAGCAGCGGTGGTTGGCGACAATGAGTAAACTGTGGGAAGCAAGGGGGAGACGATGAGCAGCGGACAGCAATATGTGTACAGCATCGAGATCTACCAGGGCGCAGTCTTCTCACTCGACCTCGTGGCGAAGAACCGGAAAGCGATCCGGGCTCGAGTTGCGAGGCTGATCACCAACCGGGACAAGACGCACGATGTCGTCAGGGCGAAGGTCTACCGGAACCTCACGCTTCTGACGTGGACGCATGGCGGGAAGCAAGCCGTCTGCGAGATACACTACCTGCGCCCGCGCCCACTGTGCGCCTCGACGACCGATATCGAGATCGTCGTCAAGGCGTGGGTGATCAAGAAGGCCAACCCGAAGGACGGGCCGGTGCGCGGGACGCTCAAGGAGCGGATGGGCGACCGGGCGTGGAAACCAACGATTCATCTCGACGTTGACCGTTGTCCACCGGAGGAGAAATATCCTGACCAGCCGCCGGACGGGAGGGTGACGGATCACGATGGGAAAGAGATCACCATCTCGACGCAGGATTACTCCAAACCAGAGGTCGGCGAAGTCGATGTCCATGTGACAGATCCCAAGCCCAGAGAGGAGTGGTGACATGATTGGAGCACTGATCGTCATCGCCACGATCCTCGGCTTCATCGCCTCGGAACTGAGGGTCACCAACAAGGCCCTGCACAGAATCGAGAAGCAGATCGAGGCCGTCACGACGACGGCCAAGGACTTCCTGGGCCGGGATATCCTAGTCATCAGGACAAAGGCGGACTCATGATCGATTTATTCGGCATCCAGATTGTGGAGACGGAGAGCCTGGTTGACACACATTCCAGGGTCAGGCCCTGGAAGGAGCGGCTGTTCTCGTGGCCTTGGAAGCCATGGGTCAAGATTGTCGTGTGGCAGACGCCGTCGGAGACGATCTATCTCGTGGACATGGACGCGGTCGGAAAGCGATTTATCTGCCACCCGGCCATGGCGGAGATGATCAAGCAAACCGCAACCGCGCCTTTTCTGCCGGAGCCCGGAGCACGCCATGAGCACCAAGCATAGCGGTCACGTTTTCCTCGGCGTGGACCCCGGCGCGAAGGGTGCTGGCGTCACCGTCGGATCCGCCAATCGCATCTATCAGTTTTCGAAGATGACCGACACCGAGGTCGCAACCGAGTTCCGCTGCCTTGCCGTGGACTGCGCCGAGCTCGGGATCGCGCTCACGGCCATCCTCGAGAAATTATGGCTTAGGCCGACCGATGGCAAGAGCAGCGGCGGCAAGCTCGTGACGCATTACGGGATGCTCAAGGGGATCTTGCTCACGGTGCCGATCCGCACCATCGAGGTCGCCCCGGTCACATGGACGAGGAAGCTCGGGCGCACCGACCCGAAGGGAACATCGAAGCCCGTCAAGAAGCGGCTCAATCAGCAACTCGCGCAGATGCTGTACCCAGACAGGAAGGTGATTCTGGAAACGGCTGACGCGTTCCTGCTCGCCGAGTACGGGAGGAGGTTCCACCAATGAGTGATTTCAAGGCCGCGATGAAGTGGTTCAAGTGGGCGGCTGGGGCTGGTAATCAGTTTGAGATCGTGAACAACGAGATCGAGCGTCTACGAGCGCAGGTGGAGGAGTTGGAGCGTAACCTTGTTGGGTGGGAAGCAACCAAGATAGCAGCAGCAGCGAATAAACTTCACGTGTCCACCCCCGAGCAGATCGACGCGGCGTGGCAGTCTGTCCGAATTGATGAGATGACTGGTCTTCCAGCGTACTTAAAGTCGGCCAAGTCAAAGAAAGAAGTCCTCAGTAGGCTCGACATCTTCAAGTGCAAGGGGTGCGGCGGGAGTGGCAGAAACGCATGGGGCAGCGTCTCTACATCTACATGCCCCGACTGCGCTCCGTGGGGCAGCAGGGGATGGAGGATCGGAAGCAAGGATGATTAGACTCTTCCTCATCCTGCTGCTCGTAGCACCCGGACTGCACGGGCAAGAGGTCCATCGTCCTACTGGGCGGTTGATCCCCGGCGAGGTGACTCCAGCACCAACCCCGACAATAACTCCAACCCCAGACCCGTGTGCCGCCTGTCCTGCTCCTGACAGCTTCAGTTGCCAGATGTGGCCCGACCTCTGTTATCAGTGCTGGGAAGACTGCGGGCAACCGATAGCAACGCCGACGCCGACACCGATACCGACCATAACGCCGACGCCGACGCCGACTCCGAACCCCTACACGGCCAATTGCTCATCCGAGACACACGAGGTCGAGGCGTGCGATCTCCTCGTAATGGGGCGGAAACAGGTCCGGTCCAAGATCTACTGGGTCCATCAGGCCGAGGAAGGGGAGCCGCCCTACACGGCGACGACGGACTGGGCGGTATTCGAGAACACGATCATCCCAATCATCGTCAAGAGAAGCTGCCCGGTTGCTGCTGAGTGGCACATAGCTTCCGAGATCACGCCTGATCCGCAGGACTGGGCTGTCGTGCAACTGTGCGGCGCGATACCGCCACCCCCGACTCCGACCCCAACTCCATCATCGTCGTTTATTTTCAAAGATGGATTCGAGAGCGGCAACACGGATGCGTGGTCGGCGGTCAAGAAGTGAGGTAGAATGTGAGCCACAGAAGGGGGACACATGTCTTGGAAACCAATCATCAAAAATGCGATCGGCGAGGGGACACCGCGTGTCAGGATCGCGGCCTATCGGCGCGGCCCGGATGTGAAGCACAGCCAAGTCACTCTTCACATATCAGTGACCCTCGCCAAGTTCATCCGCGTCAAGGCCGGTGATCGCATCATCCTCGAGATCGGGACGTTGGCAGACGCGGGCTGGATGAGGATCTCGAAGGGCGACGAACAGAAGGTGGGCTCGCATGGGCACGATGGTCAATTGGTCATCAAGTTCTCAGGCCGGAGGCTCGGCGTCACCGGAAGCCACCCAACTCAAGAGGTAAAATTCAAGGAGATCATCGGGAAGGGGAAACCTCACCTCCTCTTCATGCTACCAAGCTGGGCCATGGGAAAGGAGAACTGATGGGACACGGAACGAGGAATGCGAACAGGGCGGCTGGGATCGCGAAGAACGAGGCGCGGATCGGGAAGCTCGCAGGAAAGCTCAAGGAACTCGGCGACTTCATAAAGGACATGAAGCGCGAGGGCATGGATGAGATGAACGAAATCATGGTCGTCATGGACGAGGTCCACGAGGCGTTCACGGAACGACTCCGGTTGCTCGAGCGACCGTGGTGGAAGAAGGTGCTACGCATGGACACTGAGAAAGAGGAGGTCGAGATGCCGAAGAAAGAGGAGAAGAAGCCTGAGCCGCCGGCGACACCGAGTCACCGGCAAGTAGTCGTGGACCGGAAGGTGCCAGGACCGAAGAAAAGAGAGGAGGAGCCCGATGGAACAAAGGCTGAGTCTCGCGACAATTAAGGGCGGCGCCGCGATCGAGATGGTCGATGATGCGATCCAGGAGCTACTGGAGAACATCGTCGATCCGAACACGGACGCCACCACCAAGCGCAAGGTCACGCTGACGCTGACCCTCGCGCCGGACCAGGAGCGGGAGTCGATGCACGTCAAGCTCGACGTGAGGTCGTCCTTCGCCCCGCATGAGGCAGTCGGCACTATCGCATTCATCGCCCACACACGGGACGGGGTCATCGCCGTCGAGAACAACCCCAAGCAGCGGAACCTCTACGAGGAGCCGACCGGCAAGCCCGCGCCCGTTGTGGACATTACCGAGGGGGGCAAGAAATGATCAAGGAAGCACTGCTGTATCTGATGGACATAGCCGACAGTCCAGTGATCGAAAACGCAAGTGGCGACCGGGAGTGGGTCAAAGGCGGTTTCACCGAGATCATGCCGCCGATGCCGGTGCCAGTCAGGTTCTACTCGCTGACCTCGTTCATCGAGTTCATCAAGATGGCCGAGGAGCGGGACGACGCCTTCGTCCAAGTCGTATCGCCGACCCAGGTCGAGTTCGTTGGGATGCTTGACGATCGGAAGAAGCGGGCATCCTACGCCACCGCCAATCCACTGATCGACGGCGCGTTCCAGAAGGCGACATGGATGACGCAGGACACGTTCGTCACCGACGTGCAGGCCTACTTCGCCGAAAACGAGGACCGCGCGAAGCTGCTCAAGATCGTCGGCAACGTGCGCTCCGAAGAGAGCGTGACGTTGGAGGATGATGGGGTAACTCAGAAGGTCGCGACCGCCGCCGGCGTCGTTGCGAAGCAGATGGAGGTGATGCCGAACCCGGTGACCCTCCAACCCTACGAGACGTTCCCAGAGATCGATCAGCCCGCGCGGGAGTACATCGTCAGGTTCCGCGGCGGCGCGGAGAACGAATGTGTCAATTTTGCGCTGTTCCCGGTTCCTGACCCGAAGGCGTCTTTCAACACCTGTGTGCTGATCAGTGACTGGCTGGTGAAGAACCTCTCCAGCACCGAAATCGTCCTCGGCTGAGAACAACAAAAGGGGGAATCAAATGGGGAGAGAGATCAGGCGCGTGCCGCCGAACTGGGAGCACCCGAGGACGTTCCACGCGGGTCGTGGCGAGGACTTCCAAGCGATGTACGACGGGACCTTCCTGTCTGCATGGAACGAGTGGAAGCACGACCGGATGATGTACCGGATCGAGTGCCTCATCCCAACGTTCATGAGCATCGGCAGGGATGTGCTCAAGATACTGGGCTTCAAGAAATGGAAGTTCCACTACGACAAGTCGCCGCAGTACGAGTGGAACGACTTCGTCGATTACCACGGCGACAAGCCGGACGAGGAATACTACCGGCCCGCCTGGAAGAGGGGCGAGGCGACGTGGTTCCAAGTCTACGAGACGGTGAGCGAGGGGACACCAGTCACGCCGCCATTCGAGACGAAGGAGGAACTCATCCAGTACCTCATGGCGAACGGCGACTTTTGGGATCAGAAGCGGCGGCGTGAGCACCCACAGGAATCTGACAATCAGCCATGGACGGAAGAGCAGGCGCGCACATTCATCGATTCCGAATGGGCACCGTCGGCCATGGTCGTTCCCGGCGCAGGTTACGTGAGCGGAGTGCAGGGCCTCGTTGAGATGGCGAAAGAGAAAGGAAACTCATGACCAAGGAAAAGAAACAGCAGGATCGGGCGCAGGCCGCTGCGCTCGATCTGTTCAACACGCTTGCGCGGCTCGGGATCTGGCGTTGCCACCTCGTGATGGGAGACAAGCTGACGGGCGAGTTCGATGAGTTGACTGTCACCGGGATGCAGGAGGCCGCGCTGGCCTCTGATCTCGACGACATCACCGTGACCCTCGCCAAGAAGCCGCTGGTTAAGGAGATGATGATCGAGGCAACGCCTGACGGGGTGACAGAAGGAGAGGAGGTAGTCGGAGATGCCGAGCAACTGTAGAACCTGCGGAGCGACGATCACATGGGTGACATTCGAAAGCGGCAAAAAAGCACCGCTCGACTTCCCCGGCGAGAAGCGGATCGTTGTCGATTCGGACGGCGTCGCCCACGTCTACGACACGTTCGTTTCTCATTTCGTGACATGCCCAGACGCAGCCGAGCATCGGAAGGGGAAGAAATGAACAGGCGCGGATTCATGGCGGCGGCGGCTGGGTTCCTGATGGCTCCATTCGAGAGGAAGCCACCCGAGGTTCATTGGCTTGGGGCGATTGAGATGGATCCCAACCCAGCGTCTCTCGATCCGCTCCTTGGACACGATGAATCTGTGCTGGTGGTCATGGACGACAATGGAGAATGGCACCAAATCCCTCCGCTCAGAAACACGTTTCCAATTTCATTCAAGGAGGAAGCATGAAGCCGATCGATTTCCCAGCAAGCAACATAGTCATCGCCAAGGGGCAGGATCAGTACATGGAGCTCCCGGCTCACATCGACAAAGAGGGAATCGGGGGTGCGGTCACTTCCTGTTGGAAGCTGACCTTCTCAGAGCGGCTGCGGGTTCTGTTCACGGGGAGGATGTGGATATCATCCCTGACCTTCTTCAACAAACTCCAACCGGTCAGCCTCGGGGTTACCGTGCCGATCTACAGGTGGGGGGCGAATACATCTGAGCCAGAGACGATGATCGTCGCCGAACTCGCCAAGGAGAAAGAACGCACACTACTGTAAGGGGGAATCATGACGAAGAAGAAAGTGCATTGGTACGGGGTCAGGACGTTTTCATACGACACATCGATCATCAAGGTCGAGGTCGTCAGGGAGACGCCGAAGCGGATCTACCTCGCCGAGAACCAGGGGGATGTCTACTTCCGCAAGTCGATGTTGAAGGCCTCGAGCTACGAGCGATGGTTCCCGGTTCGCGATGAGGCTGTCGCCGACAAGCTGAAGAGGCTCAAGCGGGACTTCAAGGCCGCAACCGATGGCAAGACCGAAGCGAAGAACCGCCTCACCGAGTTCAAGGAGGCGGAAAATGTTTGAAGGCGAACTCTGGTCTGCGGAAGAGGACGTGAAGTGGTGCGCCAACGTCGCACTCGCGGCGGGAGGGATCGTCATTTTTGCCGGGGTGATCTTCGCGGGATACGCCGAGTCCGCGTCGGTCAAGTGCTACACGATCACGGCCTCGCTGATCTTCGGAGCGATGTTCCTGGCGGTCGGCGCCGCATCTCACTGGTGGGTCCGCAAGTCGATCGAGCGAACGACGATCGGGCGGTTGGACGGGGGGCAGGGGTGAAGATCTGCCCATGCTGCGGCTCGCACGTCGGCAAGATCCGAGAAATGCAAACCGAGTTCAAATCAATGAAATCCAAATGCCGCACGATGGCCGCTGTGGTCGATGCGGCTGATGCGCTCGTGAGTATCGCCGCACATGATTCCAACGACACTACCGCTGTAACCAACGCGGCATGTGCGCTCGAACTCGTGGTCCACGACTACCGCGAGGTCGTCAAACGGATCGAAGAAGAGGAGGGGGAAGATGCTATTCAATAGGATGGTCGTTCTGAACGTCGAGAGAGAGACGCTTGAGGAGGCGGCGAGGTTCGTCTACAAACTAACCGACAACGATGGAGCCGAGACGGGGGTCAATCACTTCGGCGTCGCCGAGATCAAGCTGCTCGACAACGGCTGGGTGAAGGTGACACGCCACGATACCGGCGTCGAGTGCTTCCCGCCGAGCCGCGCCGTCACACTTGAACTCGGCCCAGTCATCCACGCCGTTTCTGACCGGCCATCTCATGGCTGAGAAGCCCAAGACCATCGTCCTGCTATCCGGCGGGATGAACTCGGCGGCGATGCTCTACGACATTGTCACGTTCGAGAAGGCCGAGGTCCTCGACTGCATGATCTTCGACTCGTACCAGCCGAGCGAGGATGTCGCTTGCGCGCGGGGGTTGTGCGAGAGGCTCGGAATCTCGTTCTCGCTGTGGAACCTCGAGCCCGCTCCGATAATCTCCTCATGCGGCTGGGATTCGCCGGAGGTCATCACGAAGGAATTCTCCGCCGACCTCCGCAACACCTGCTTCCTGCAGATGCTCGTCGCTGCGGTGCGCTACGCGAAGCTCGCCGGGGCCGAGTCGGTCACCGCCGGATTCTGTTACAAGGATGTCGAATTCGACCTGTTGGAGTTCGCCGACACCGCGGCGTTGCTCTGGAACCTCGAGACGACATTCAACTTCCCGATGTGGGATCTCGAAAAGTGGGAGATCTTCAAGCTCGCCGAGGATCTCAACCGGGTGGTCGAGGTGCTCGGTAGCTCCCACTCCTGCCTTATCCATGACCGCGATGTCCAGCACCCATGGGGCTACGGCTGCGGCTCGTGCGACGGGTGCGTCCGGCGGTGGCGGGCGTGGGAGGAGCACCTCGAAAGAAAGAAAGGGGAAGGCTGATGAAGACTGAAATGGAATGGACAACGATCAAATATGAAGGCGAAAAGATACAGGCGATGGACTTCCTGGATGGGATCCGCGTGAGATTTTTTCCTCATCTGCACCCACAGGATGATCCGAGTATTTTCGTTCCCGGCTGGAGAGTCGAGCAACAGCGCGGAGACGCGGACGGCCCCAGGCTCATCCGGCGCAAGGTCACGCTACCGACCTACCACATCGCGCTCGTGCCGGAGGGGTGATGACGGATGAAAACAAGCTGAGTCGTCGAGGGTTTCTTGGGATGCTCGGGGCGGTTGGGGCGGCACCCCTGGTGATCAGCCTCCCGCTGCCGGAACCGGCACCACCGACCAAGGAGATGCAGCCATTCTATCTCGGAGCCGAGGAGCGAGCGTTGCCGGGGGCTCGCTTGGAGTTCGAGAAGGATGGCCGGTGGTATCAGGCTGGGCAACTCCTTGAGGTCAGCGGACCGACTTACAGCTTCACCGATCAGACCTCACAACAGTGGGCGGCGCCCGCGCCGGCGAGTGCTGGTAATTTGGAACTCTGTTTGGCCGGAGGGTCGCTTGACGTTGCGATTCTCGGTCTGATCCACAGACAGGAGCCGGTCACGTTCCGGCTGATCCACCCGGCCCCCGACAGGGAGTACGGTTCGATGTGGGAGTTCGAAGCGTACGTCACCGACTACAAGATTGATATACCGAGGGCTGACGCTGGTCCGATGGAGACGATGCTTTCTCTTGCGATCAATGGTCAGCCGCAATTCACGATCTACAAAGGCGGAGCGGAAACATGAGGGTCAAAATCATCAAAGTCAGCAAGGAGACGATGGCCGGGTTCCTCAAGGCGGACAGAAGGCACACCACGAGCAACGCGCCCGATGACCTCAGGGTGGTCTCGGTCAGAGAGACTCGACACCCATTCGTCTTCGAGGTCGTCTGCGAGAGCCAAACCTTCCCTGACGTGAGGCCGGAGGAGATCCCAGGAGAGTTCGTCGTCGAATTCACGCAAGACGCCTAGAATCGCCCCTGTGGCCGCGCGGGGCCCGGACGCCCACGCGGTCGCAGGATTCCTCTCAATCGCTCCTATCCCGCCCAGCAACCGGATATCGTGTTAGAATCTCTTTATGCCTACCCTGCCCTGCGAAGTTTGTGGTCACCCCGTCGAAATTGTCCCCGGCAAGGTCAAAAAGCGATACCACCTCCCCTGCAAACGCTTCCGAAATTATCTCGAAGCTGCGGTGCGGGCGGTGAAGGAGATCGAACCGAAGCCCACGCCTGAGGCGGCAAAGAAAATCAAGCACAACACCTTCGTGGCCCTGTGCCGGATCGGGGCGACGGTCCAGCCCCGAGATCAGTTCGGTCAGTTTTGCTAATCGGGAGGGGCGTCGGGGATCTCGTACGTCTCCTCGATTGTCCCGATGAATCGCTCCCGCTCCTCGAGGGCCTTGATCCTGGCGACCCTGAGCACCTCCCGCTCACTGCTCACCCGCTCAACCTCCAACGACCAGTCCTTGAGTTCCTGCTCGGTCGCCTCCGGGCCTGGTCGAGCCGGGTAGTCCGGCAGGACCAGCAGCGGCAGCGGCTTGAACCGCAGGATCACCGGGTAGGGCTTGGGAATTTCCTTGAACGTGTAGGTGGTTTCGCATGGCGGACAAACGCGAGAAGACTCACACGCACATAATGGAAGGAGTGCGCCGAGCATGAAGAGGATCAGCGCATTTTTGTTATTGTTCATGCGAGCCCCCCGCGATTGCCGCCAAGACTAATTCAAATGTCTGACACGTATCCAGTGGGACCGCCCGCGCGACGAGGTCCTCGTGCTCACGCTCGAGCCGATCGAGGGCCTCTCGAGCCTCTGCGATCTCACGGGTCCTGATCGAGGCCGCGTCGATGGCGCCCTGCATCCGCACACCCTTGGAAGCCATCTCGTTGACATCGGCAACGACGGCGTCCAGCTTCTCTTCGAACGAGGCCCGGTTGGACTGACACAGCACCAGGGCCTCGGACCAGGCGTCCGCATTCACGCGCTCGATCTTCAGTTCTGCCTTGAGCTTCACGTTCGCCTTGCCGAGCCTCCACCCGTTGACCGTCCACCCGGCCCCGAAGAGCCCGCCGACGATTGCGGAGACGATCAGCACCTGCCCCCAAATTGGAATCAACTTGATCATGATCCATTCCCCCTCTTCTCGCTCACGTTCGCGTAGTTGTAGAGCCCGAGGATCGTGCCGTCACTCGCAGCCCACGCTCCCATGATCAGTGCCACGTCGCCGGCGTCCTTCGCGAGCTCCAAAATCCCGAAGGCGGCGAACGCGGTCACGATGACGAGAGACGATGCGGCGATCACCCATTTCCGTGACCGCTTCTTACGGTTTACCTGTGAGCTTTCAGCCTCACCCATGTCCGCAGCCTCCTCCCCATGCTGGACGCGTCGTCAATGAAGTAGGCGATGTAGATCATCCACAGAGCGGACATGAACACGCCGCCGACCACACACCCTATGAGAAACTTAAACATCTTTGACCCCCCTCAGTTCTTGCTTCCATCGGATTCTCTCAAGAACGACCCTCATCCCGCGCGCCATCAGGAATCTCCATGAGCAGCCGAGCCCGTCCGGCCTGCGCTCTCCATCTTCCTCTTCCATTGCGAATTCGCAGTACCCGATCACGTCGGCGATCGACCGCTTCGGATAGGCGTCCATCCACGTCCGGCCGGCCATCAGCAATCCTCACCCAACCTGTTCCCATGAGAATTCTCGGATCCAAAGAACGTCGCCGCTCTCCTGGGCTGGCATCATGGTTGGCACGAACGCACCAAGAGTATCGATCGTCTCACCAGTCGTCGCCACTTGCCAGTCCGGCTCCGCACCGGCGTCATTCCAAACCTTGGCCTTGATAACACGGGTATAAAAGTCGATTTGAAAGGCGCAGCGAATCCAATCGCTTACGTCATCGAGCGAGACCTTTGCAATACTGTCGGACTCGAAGAATCCACCAACGTTTGGGTCCACGACATAGGCGTCAACGCTGAGGGCACACCATGTGCCTGCAAAGGCGAAAATCGCCCCTGCCCCAGTCGGGGCATCGCCCATCTCCACCCAGTCCCTCAAGGCGAGCGACGGGGTGCCAAGCGTGTCCCACTTCACGAGAATCTCGAACCGATAGATTCCGGTCGGGCCGATCCCGTGGAGGCCCGACGTGTCCCCGAGAGTAGACAATCGAGTCTGTGCGCTCCCAAAAAGCGGGCTATGCGTGGTCAATGCTACGGTGACAGGCTCGCCATTGTAGAGCACGCTCGTACGCCTGAACATAAAGTTGCCACCGGAATCCTCGCCCAGCCAAAACTCGCTCCCGTCAATTTCGATCGAAGACAAATTCTCTCCATCCGACGGGATCCATACTTGCCCCGGCGCCGACTTCGTGATGTCTTGGAGAAGAATGAACTGGCCCTTGTCGAGCGTTCGCGTCTTGCCGTCTCCGTCCGTAGCTTCAACATCGAAATAGAACGCCCCGGCTGCATCCGCGTTCTCCGGAGTGAGCACGAAGTTGACCCGACCATCTGCACTCGCCCCCTGGATAACCCCTGCCGACTGGAACATCTGCTGAACCGTATCGGGTGGATTCGCTTCGGCGTTCACGGTCAGGAGGAAGGACTCCCCGTCAATGTCACGGATCGAGCCGTCGGGGTTCTTGACCACGATCCCTACCGGAGAGGTGTCGCCGCGGTAGCGGATAACGTTGCTCATCTCAGACTCCGTAATTCGAGGTCAGCACCTCGCCGCCTGGGAACGGATCAGTGATCGGACCGAGCCAAACCTGCGTTAGCATTATGTGTTCGTCAACGTTGTTCTTGTTGCCGACCCAGACCTCAATCTGTTGCGCCGCCATCTCCGCGTTGTCGAACTCGTACGGGAAATTGAATTCAAGCCACGGGGTAGCCTGCCCACCCTGGTCTCCAGCCCAATGACCTACGATCCTGTCTTTGTATACCTTGGCAATGAAATCGACCTCGCACTGATATAGGTAGTACCCGATCTGTGGAAACCCCTCCGCCCATTCTTGGGTGTGCTCGTATAGATCCTGCCCGACCCAACTCGGGTAGGGTTGTACCCACGTCCAGTGATGCCCGGAGTCGAACACCGCAGCCACGAGCATCCTATGGTCATCGAACTCCGGATACCATTGATCCTCCCCAATGTGGAAGTAGAGCGACACATTTCCATCGACACCCCAACCAGGGTTTCGGAGGACCGCCTCAAATCGAAACCTCCCGGAGTCGAGATTGATGCCGAGATCAGCCACGTCAAGAGTTATGTAGACGCTTCCATAATACGTGGGGTTCCCGGCCTTGGCCCAAACTTCCTTAGTGAATGGAGTGAGTGGTTCCTTGCCATCGACCGGGATCAGTCGCACCTCCTCGTCTTCGCCCCACGTATCGAAAACGTTCGTCGGTGGGGAGCCGATCGCCTCTCCCTCGACGTTCCACACCATCGCAGGCCCGTAGAATCCCTCCTTCGTGATGTCCTGCTCGACGACATACTCGCCGTGATCGACTGTCCGAATCAAGCCAGTCGGGCCGGTCATCTGCGCGTCGTGGTAGAACGTCCCGAGGATGTCAGCCGCTGCCGGGTCAACAGGAAATCGAACTGATCCGAGCGATGCATTGACAATCTCCCCGACCGACTGGAATACCTGGTCAGAGGCATCGGTCGGAGACGCGTTTCCGTTGACGGTGAAGAGGAACGTGGACCCGCCCGGAATCGGGAACGGCCGTCCAGTGTCCTCGTCCGTGAGATAGAGGATGATCGGGAACGTGTCACCCCGGTGTCTGCTAATGTTTGGCACTCAGTCCTCCAATCACTGTAGAGGTCGGCCCCTTAAGAATCTCGACCGACCCCGCGCTATCGTACCGCGCCCCCATGTTGCTGACGTAGACCGGGATCGCGGTCACCGTCGGATTGACGCTGGCCGAGATCGAGGCGGCAGTAGCTGCCGGAATCGCCGTGGTCCCGAGTCCGATCTGTACGTTGACGCCGACGCTAACAGACGCAGCGGTAGCGGCCTGAATAGCGACCGGAGAAATGATTGTCGGATTGACTCCGGTAGAGACGCTTGCGGCAGTAGCCGCCGGGATTCTCGTACTCGCATTGATTGCCGGACTCACGCCGGTTGAAGTGGATGCCGCCGTCGCGACTGCGATGCTCCTGGCCGCGACGATTGCCGGGTTAACCCCGGCGGATATCGAGGCGGCAGTCGCCTGGACTCCGGTCGCTGTCCGCACCGCCGGATTCACCCCGGTGCTCGTGGAGCTCGCAGTCGCTGCCGCAATTCGCGTGGCTGCGTTGACGGTTGGATTCACTCCTGTAGAAACCGAAGCAGCCGTCTCGGCAGCGATGGCGGAAGGAGCACCGATAGTCGGATTGACCCCGACGCTCACACTGGACGCGACTGCCGCCTGGACCTGAGTCGATGCGTTGATTCCTGGATTGACTGCCGCACTCGTCGTGGTGCTGACCGCCGCGCCAATCGCAGTCGCCTCGTTTACGGTTGGGTTGATGCCGAGGGAGATCGAGGTCGCCGTGTCGCTGGCGATAACCACGGCCCCGGTGTATCCGATGGTCGGGTTCACCCCGGCCGATGTTGACGCAGCCGGTGCCACCGAGATCTTCGTCGCAGCGTTGACGGCAGGATTGACGCCAGCCGAGATGCTCGCCGCTGTGTCTGCGGCGACAGTGACAGCCGCGTTGACTGCCGGGTTGGTGCCCGCTGAGATCGAGGTCGCCACCGCGCCCGCTATGCGAGTCGAGACGTTGACGTTTGGATTGATGCCTGTCGAGGTAGAGGTTGCCGTGCTCGCCGGGATGATCGTCGCGCCTTCGTAGACGATGGTCGGGTTAACGCCGGCCGAGACCGACGCCGCCGTTGCCTGGATGCCGGTCGCCGCGTTGATGTTCGGTCCTGCGCCTGGGTAGTCAGTGCCGACCACCTTGAGATCGTTGGTGTCGAGAGCGTGGTAGGTCGTGAATCCGGTTTCGGTCTGCCACTGCGTTTCTGTCTCCGATATCAACTCGTCGCCGTTAACGATTATCTTTATCAACGAACCGACAGCCCGGATCTCAACCTCGTAGAAAACATCATGGACGAACACACCAGGGACGTCTAAGCCGATTGTAAAGCTGGAGCCGCCCACCAGACGAACTGCCCGCAAGCCCCCGGTGTTCAGGATGTAGGCATAGATACAATTGCTGGCATCGACAACCCTAATCCGAAACTGGAGGTAATTACCGTCTTCGAAAGTGAACGACCCGGTGGCGCTGCAATCGGAAGGCAGCGTGCCCTCGGTCGAACCGCTTCCTGTTGGTGGTCCCCAACTGAAGTATTCGGTCTGGATAGTTCCGCTCGACGCCGACTCCGCCGTAGCTGCCGTGATAACCGTCCCGGTCTCAGCTACGACACTCGGATCAACTCCGGCTGAGACAGAGGTCGCGACCGCCGCGCTGACTGCCGCCGCTGCGTTGACGTTCGGGTTCGTGCCAGCCGATGCTGAGGTCGCGGTGTCGGCTTGGACTCTTGTGCTCTGATTGATTGCCGGGTTGACTCCTGCCGATGCCGTCGTCGCAGTCGTCGCCGTGATCGTGGTGGCCGCCACGACAGCGGGGTTCACCGCAGCCGATACGCTTGCCGCTGTCGCTGCGGAGATGACCGTTGCCGCGTTGATCGTCGGAGCGATGCCGGCGGAAACGGAGACCGCTACCGCTGCCGCGATCTTGAGCGCAGCGTTGATGACCGGGCCGACCCCGGCCGAGGTGGATGCGGCAACGTCTGCGGCTATGCCGACCGCGGCGTTCAGGTTGGCGTTGATGCCGGTGGATGTGGAGGCGGCAGTGTCGGCAGCGATGATCGTCCCTGCCGGTGCCGCTTCCTTGTCGGCTGTCTCTCGCAGCCAACCATCCTTCGCTGCGGCACCGCCGTCCTTGTCGGCGGTACTCCGCAGCCAACCATCCTTGGGCAACACTGCCATTATGGAAGCACTCCGTTAACGATCTCGGTGATGTCCATGACGTCCGGGCTGTCAGCCTTGTAGAACGCGATCACGAAGTCCTGAACCTCGCTCGGCACGATGAACTGATACACGCCGGTTGAGCTATGGCTCGTCACTTGATCGGCCACCTCCCACACCGTGCCCGATGTCACCTTGAGCAAGAAACACTCGCACGATCCGAGGACGACCCCATCCTTGTCTCGGCTGATGCCGTTGATCTCTGGACCGTCCCAGTCCATGTCGATCTCGACTTCGCTGACCTTCGACTTCGCCCCGCCATCGGCGGCGAGACGAAGGCTGAACGAACCACTGTCATCGTATAATTCCGCAAGCAAAGCCCCCGACAACACATGCTCGACCCATCCCTCCGAATCATACGCTTCGGAGACTGCATTCGTTGGCGACACGCTGTTGGCATCGGTGTACGGGTAGATGGAATTATTCCCAGGAGTCATTGCCTCCTCGCAGTAGATGCGAATACTGAGCGAGTTGACGAGACTCGGAGCCACCCCAACAGTGACCTTTAAGTTGATCGTACCCTCTTTCAACTCATCGCAACTGGTCGTCAGCACACCGTTGGTCATGCAGTCGGTGATGACTACATCGGGCGTTCCGTCGTCTGCCGTTTCGTCGGTACAGACCCACGATTGGACGTAGGAGATGAGATCAACTACATACGCCATGAATCACCTCAGCTTCCGGTCAGCCTTTTCGATCATCGCCTTCCAGTCCTCATCCGAGACAGCCCCGCCGTGGAATGTGACGTGCATGACGCTGATCGGAGGCGAGGTCGGGAACCGGCTACAACTATCCCACGGACGGGCGTGGCGAACCCACTTGTAGTCGGCCTCGTCATACCCGAACAGCATCGTCCAGGCGTTCGACTCCCAAGCCCTAGAGCAGAGCGCGTAGTGGTCGAACCGACTGCATTGCTGGATGCGGCCATGCGGCTTCCCCGTCTTGGGGTTGATCTCATCCGAGAGCACCACAATCATCAGGACGCCATCGGTTCGCAGGTCTCCGATGTCCGCCAGCGGCACCTTGGCATCGGTGCCGTCACAGTACGCAACGTGAACGTGGATCATCCCCGCCTCCTTTCATCGAGGCGAGCGTCTAGCTCACGGTGTGGGTGTAGACGACCCCGCCGGTCCACTCGATGCTGAGATCGCCAGCAACGTTGCCAACTGGTCCGCCAAGCTCGACGTAACCGAGTGCGGCGTCGGTCACACTGTTGTACACAATGGCCCAGTAGCCATCGGCGAATCCGGCCCCGTTCTGGCTGATGACGACATCGTCCGCGGTGAGCGATGCGACGCCATCCACCTCGTCCCACGAGGTAGTTGTGAGCGTCTCGCCGTCCGGCGTGTACCCGGTGCCAGACACCTCATCGCCGACGAAATCGCTCCACGTCGGGGTCGCCGTGGCGGCGGGTGGTTCCCCAGAAGTGTTGTCGATGATCCCGACCTTGATCGCGTCGCTGTCAAGGTCCCACTCTTCCTTGAGCGGAGCCAATGCGAACTCCTCGAACAGTGTGAAATCTCCAAGTGCCATGCTTTCCTCCTAGTCGGTCGATCGTTTTTCTAATCCCCTAAGTCACCGGGGTATCCCAAGTCAATACGTTTGCCGGCCACTCGGCGACGACGCCAGCGTCCCACTCGAAATCAACATCAGCGGCCTGCTCGGAGACCGGCCCGCCCATGTCGATGAAACCGATCGCCTCGTCGTTGCCCGCAGAACTGTTGTACAGAATCCCTTGGAAGCCATCGAGGAACCCGCTCGCATGCAACGTGATGTTCACGTCGTCGGCGGTGAGGGTGCAGATCCCAGCGACGATGGCGAGGACGACCGTGGTCAGCGTCTCGCCGTTCGCGGTGTAGTTGCCGGTGGAGACGACCTCGTTTGCGACATAGTCTGCCCACCGGGGCGTAGCATCATCTGCTTCAGCGGGGGTGGTATCGTCGATGATGCCGAGCTTGAGAGTGGCGGTCGAGAGATTGTGGACCGCGCTCATCGCGTCCTTCATGAACTCCTGAAACAGTGTTACTTGGCCTCTAGCCATCAGTGCCTCCTGTTCACGCCACTGACAATGGCACCAGCCATCCTCAGATTCCATCCTACATCACGAAGCCACTGTTCTTCAATCGAATTTGAGATGAACGCGACCTCGACGAGCACAGCAGCCATACGAGACTGGGTCAGAACGACGAATCCGGCTTCCTTGTCGCTATCTCCGTCGGTCTTGTCGAAGCGCGGCGCCAGCCTCGGGAAGGCCTCGCCGATGGACTCGAACAGCCTCTCCGCGATCGGATCCGCGGCAGTCTGCCCGACCGAGGTCCACACCTCGTAGCCGTGCGCGGCTGGATTCGAAAACGCGTTGCAGTGGATCGAAAGGAGCAGGTCGGCGAAAGCGACATTCGCTATCTCACATCGGCCGACGAGGGAAACGAACTTGTCGTCCGACCGGGTGCAGATGACCTCGTGGTCGGAGGCGAGCAGCCCGCGCCGGACCCACTTCGCGATCTCCAGCGCGGCATCCGACTCCTTCAGCCCGAGCGGACCGACCGCGCCGGAGTCCTCGCCGCCATGGCCTGGGTCGAGGCAGATGATCATGAGTTGCTCCCAGCATCTCGGATGGCCTGCATCACGGCCACATGTTGCCCGTCCACCTTCTTGTCAAGCGCGATCTGTCGCTCCTCCAGCCGAATGCCGAGATCGTGTTGGTCGCTTAATTGTCCGCGCTGTACGCTTAATTGCTCATCGAAGATCTCCATGTCCTCTTGGATCACTTCAACTATCTCATCCATGTACTCTTCGGTGCAGCGGTGGATCTCACGGTGGATGGCTCCGGCTTCAAGGGTCGCCTCTTCTTCGATCGCATGATGGACCTCGACGCCAACCCCGAAGCGGGCGGCGGAGAACACCATGCCGCAGACGGCGAGGACCGCGACGGCGGCACCGGCCCACACCCGGAGCCGCTGCGCGGTCATCGTATACACGTCCAATTCCCCGCCATTCCCATCTGAAATCAACACTCGATTGACCCCGGTCTTTCGTCGATCCTCGACATTTGGCATCATGCCCTCCTATACACCATATCCCAGGTTGAGCGCGAGTTCCTCCTGGCGGTCGTCTGCCGAGCCCGGAACCTTCACCTCGATGGTGCATTGCTTCACCTCGCCGGCAGTGAACGCGCCCATGTCCACTGCGGTAGCGAGGGTGTCGCCGACAGCCGAGTACGCCCCGGCGCCGATCTTCACTCTCATCCAGTTCGTGACGCTCGTCCAGAACGGAAGCTCGGTCATCACGTCCGGCGAATAGAAATCGACAGGGATCTCATACGCCACATCGCGCTTGACCTGCGTCAGCCGAAAATGCCTCAGCGGCACGGCTGCGTCGTGGAGACGAATCTCAGGAGGCACTACCGCCCCCGAATTCCCTCACCCGAGCGACCTCTTCCTCGAGGGCCTCCGCGGCCTTCTTTTGGCGATCGATGATCGGGCCGAGCTCGCCACCGATCCTTCGCTGCGCCCCGGTGATGACGCCTCGCAAACCGCGGACCTCGGTCGCCATCTTCTCGGACGCCTCGGCGCTCTTCTCCATCGCCCTCGTGTTCGATTCGATCACCCCGACCAACATCTCAAGCAGTTCCTTGTCGCCCATGTCAAAACCCCTGTGCCGCTACGAAGTCCATTATCAAATAGGTGCCGATGATGCCCCTCGTGTACGTTTCCAGATCGCGATTCTGCTTGAACCACACGGTCTGCTGCTGACCGGTGATGTGATCCACGTTGCCGATCCCGAGCACGATGTCTCCTTGCTCTGGAGGCCACATCCAGAGGTACAGCTTCGCCGGATCGTTGCCAGCCAAGATGTATGCCTCGGAGTAGGTCCACCACTGAGCGTCCACGATCTGCTGTCGGAGGAACTGGGCCCCCCTCGACCTGTGGAAGCCGTCATCGATCCCGGCGTCCAGCGACCAATACACATTGTCGAACTCGAGATCCTGGGTCCTGGTGGTCTTGAGCAGGTTGTGCCGGTGCGGATAGATCGGAGGGCGGTTGAAATATGCGTGGGTGAAGATCTCCTTCGTCAAGAAGAATTCCCACCACGAGACGTAGTAATAGTAGGCGGTGACGGTAACGACCCACCGCCAATTCGCCGGTCGCACATAGATCCTGTAGCTCGAGTCATTCAGGATCGAGCAGAGTTGATCCTTGATCATGCCTGCCGCGTCGAGGTCCAGAGGATGGCCTTGCGAATCGACGAGGTCGTACCATTCTGGGCGGCGGAGATCAAACGGGGCGAAGATCGGATTGTAGTCTCCGACAAGCTTGTAGTGCGGCCCTGAGTGGGCATTTTGGGTGATCACCACCCGGTTGAGCAGGTCGCAGTTGTGGCCGTCCCGTCCGCCGACCTCGTTGCGAAGCGGGAGGCGCAGCCAAGTTGTCGGGTCGTCAGACCCCGCAGCAACCTCGATCTCCTTCGATGTCAGCCAGTCAGTCGCCCGCGCATCGTCAACCGAAGCCCCCGGATCGTAGAGGGTCGGCGTCACGACCTCTGCGGTCGCCGCAGGCACTGGGCTGAAATCCCCAGAGTAATCATCCCAGTTGTAGAGCGTGAACTTCGGGCCACCATAGTCGCCGCGGTGGCGGTCGGTGTAGTCCATCCACATGCGCCAGGGGAAGCCCTCCGGCCACGGGCGCAGGAATCCACTGAATGGAGTGTCCACCAGGAGGTCGTTGATGTCATCCTGCCGCTCGGTCGGGAACTGGCGTTCCATGTCGAGTTCGCGGAAGTAAGCCGCGTCCATCCCCGGAGTGTCGTCCAGGGGATCGATCACGAGCGTCGTCCCGGCGTCGAACATCTCAAGCCACATCAGTTCCGCGTCCTCTCCTGCAAGGACAGTTGCGTCCGCTGACTCGTCCAGTTTCCTTCCTTGGTGCGTGCGAACTTCATCTTGAACCCGACAAGCATCCAATCGTCGTTCTGTGTCTCCTGCCCGATGTGGAGCGCGTTCGCGTACACGTCCCACTCGATCACCGGCAACTCGACGGCCTGACCATACTCGAGACCCAGCAGCGGCATAAGTACGTCCATGTCGATGCGGAAATCGGGCTCGTTTTGAGCGAAGACGCGCGGCGCGATTTCATCCATCACCTCTTGGAGATCGCCCTCCTCCGGATCGAGGGGAACGTCGAACTCTTCGACCTCGCCATAGTCCTCGTCGGGGATCTCTGGATCTACGGGCGGCGTGGCGTCGGCACCGCGCTCGTTCTCGAGCATCCCCATTCGATATTGATGATGCTCGGGCCCTGAGTAGATGATCGTCTCGTGGTTCGAGTCCGGCGACTCAGCCTCGGAGATGATTGCCGTGGCGTAGTACTCGTATTCGGCGCCATCAACCACGTCCTGGTCAAAGAACTCACCCTGTGCGAGGTCGTACCGCATCGCGACGTTAGCGTTGTCCACCGTCGCGATGAGTTGGAAGGTCGTCTCGTACGGCTCCTCCGGCGGGGTGTCGTCACCCGGCTCGGTGTAGCTCGTCTGAGAGGGCAGGGTGGAGGCAGGCGTGCCGTCGAACTCCTCGACGACGGTGTCGCCGATGATTGTCCGCTCTTCGGGGAGCGACGGATCCGCGACCCACCGATCGTAGAGGTCTGGGTCGCCGGTCCTCGGCGGGTCAGTCACCTTCTTCCGGTAGACGTTGTACTTGTCGGCGGGGATATCGATCCGTCCCCGCTCTCCGAAGTAGGGATTGCGGATGGTCGAGCCGCCGCCCCTGATCTCGACATTGATGCCCTCGGCGCGGTTCTGCAGTTTGATCTTTGGAGGATCCACAGGGTACGGATATTGATAGGCGAACCCGGTCTTCTTGATGTCTCGAGGGCCTTTGATCTGCACGTCCTGCGGCTTGAGCTTGTTCTTGACGATCGTCCAGATCTGCCACCGGTCGAGTTGCTCGACGACCACGTCGTGCTCGACGATGACCTCGTCCACCCACTTCACCATCTGCGGTGCGCCAGCCTGCTCGACGAAGGACGAGTTCTTGTTGCCCTCGGACCAGATCCTGCCGGTCTGGAGAATCAGATTCTGCTTGTTGCCGGGGATCATCCCGGCGTCGGTCGCCTTCTGTTTGGCCTCGGCTGAGGCGTCTTCGTCTGGCTCAACCGGGAGATCGTAGACGCAATAGGCCGAGATCAGCCTGGTGCGCCCGAGGTTGTCGCCGTCGGTCCACGGCGTGAATGTCCAGTAGATGACCTTGACGGTCTCAACCACGCGGAGCCCGCGCCCGATCCCAGGGAGGTAGCCTCCCCATTTCGTCTCGCGGTTGTACTCCTGCGTCGGACCGTTGACGACATCATAGGACCAGTGCTCTTCGTCTTCCCTCATGATCGTGCCGTACTGGTTGGTGAGCGTCTTGTGGCTCTCGATCAGAATCGAGTTGTCGCCGCCGGAGGAACGCCCCTTCGATGATCCTTGCCCTGGTGCCTTGTAGTAGCCTTCTTGGATCGCCATCGAGCCGAGGGACTCCGTCCATTCGTTCGCCGTCATCGGAACGTCGATGACTACCGGATCGGGCCAGTAGTTGGCTACCAACGCCATCACTTCACCAGCACAATCACCCGGCGCACGCGCTTCGTGATGACGGGGGTTGCGTTCAATTTATCGACTATGCCTGCAGGGATGATCAGCTTGTTGTGGGCACCCATGATCTCATCCTGTTTGTCGGCGATCACCAGCCTGTTCTGGGCCCGCAGGTAGTACCGGTGCGGGGCGTAGGGATCGGTCAGGCGCATGATCTCCTGCCAATAGGAGCTCTCCTTCGGAACGACGAATGCCTTGATTGGATAGTCTGGGATCGTGAGCGAGACGCGGATCCCGGCTGCTCGAGCGAGCTTCTGGACCGCGCTGTGCATCGTCGGAGTTCCGTGCCACACCCGGTAGAGTCCAACCTCTTTCCCGTAAGCCTCGATTGCCGTCACGACCTGCTCGTTCACCTTGCCCCAGCCGGGAACGAAGATGATGGTCTTGGTCGGTCCGCGCCGTTTCGCCAACCAGATCTTCTCGTAGCCCTCGGCGGTCACGGTCGGCACGGCACCCGCGCTCACATTCACGGCGCGCTTGCGGTCGTTCGGGATGATGCCGCTGCGGATCAGGATCTCCTGCCTCGGGTACGCTGGATCGTAGGACCCGAAGATGTCCCACCTGCTCGACTCATCAAAGTTGTGCCATGTGTTGAACTCAAGCACGAAGTGGCGGCTGACGGCGTCGTTTTGGTTGATGCTCACAGAGCGGACCCACGGGGTCACGTCTCGCTGATCCATGTAGACGATCACCACGAAATCCATGTATTGCGTCATGAGAACGTCACCCCATGGTCGAGCAGCGTCTGGTAGGTGTTGTCGTCGATCGTGTTGACGAAGACCGACCCTTCTCGATTGACACCATACACGAGGAACATCCCCGGCTGGTCATGGAGCTCGCGGATGGAGAGGATCGCAGCCCCCGGCAAGTCGTAGAAGAATCGCTCCGCAGCCAAGAGGAACCCAGGCTGGTCGTCGATCCGGTGCCCCTGCAACAGGGCCTGCCCAATGTTGTCGTCAAGCCTGTAGCCCTCGGCGATCAGCGAGCCGATGTGATCGTCGAGCACCAGGAGGCCAGCGAGCAGCGATCCCGGCTGGTCGTCGATTTGGATGTGGCCTGCGATCCACCGAGCGTCGGCGTGGATCGCCTGCCCCTGGTCGATGACGTTCCATCTGTAATTGTGGCCCATCGGCCACCACTGGGTCAGCGCGGTCCACTCCCATATCCCAGGCCCGTGCTCGTATGGCGTGATCGGAACCGTCCAGTACGCGCGCCCGTAGCCGTTCCGATACTTGCTGGCCTCGGCATCGAACGTGATCAATTCGATGGCGTTGCCCCAGTAGGTGAACGCGGCCGTGACCGTCTGGAAGTCACGGGCCATCCATCGCGCGCCGGTCCGCATGAACACGTCTGACCAGTCGGCCTCCTCGATGTATGGCTGGCCGGCGGCAGACCGCAACCACTCCCGGCCCCACACGACGAGGGTCTGGTCGGCGACGACGTTCTCCACGCCGTGGACGGTGACCTTGAACTCCTCATCTCGAGCAGGCTCGAAGTACACCCTCAGGTTACTCACCTCCGGAGTCGAGGAGGAAGCGGTGGTCGCGAGTTCCACGCGGAACTCTAGCGTGTCCTTCGTCGCCCCGGCTCTCATGTCGTCCTCGTACTCGATGCCGGGAACGATCGCTCCGTTCGAAAGCGCAGTCCACGAGTCGGTGCTGCGCCACCGGCACTTCACCGCGGCTGTCGTGTTCGCTGGGATCACCTCATCCCACGTTACCTGTCCGTGCGAGTAGTGGTCAGTCGAGGACACGTCAACCGAGTCCTCCCAGGAGCCGGATGCGGCGTAGGCTGGCGGGATCGTCTCGACGCTGAAATCGTCGTACAGGATATCTCGCGTGGTCGAGTCTGTCTGAGCGAACAGGCCAACGACGCCGGGGCCAGCGTGAGCCGAGTCACTGGCTACTTTCCAGGTGCCGGGTTCTGCGTCGCCATCCTTCCAGACCTTCGCCTGCAGCCAAGTGGTGGTCATCCTGAATCGGATCCAGATCCACTCGTCCTCAGCAGGTATGAATCCGAAGCTCTGAGAGTTGACGCCGAACGTAGTGCCGTCTCCGGTGAACCGCTTGAAGCTCAACCACTGGCTCCCGCGAGCGATGCTGGCCGTGTATCCCCTGAGCGCCGATCCGCTCCCCGTCAGGCGCAGGCACGGGCCTCCGGTCCCGACCGCGTCGGCGAATCGGATGCGGACCAGCGTCTCAACGTCCGAGACGCTCGGACCAGCATCCATCGACATGACGCATTTCCCGTTGTAGGTCTGATTCCGTCCGTGTTGCGAATCACCCGGCACGAGTTGCTGAACGTCCCAGCCGGTCCCTGTGGTCCTCGCCGTCCACCCGCTGCCGATGGGATTCTGCCCGAGCGTGTAGCCTTCGAAATCATCAACGGTCGGAGAGGTAATGAGGTTGATGGCGTCGCCGATTACCTCGGTGTCGGTGAACGTGCCGGTGAGGAAATCCGATCCCTCGTCGTAGTGGACATCCTTCTCGGCGGTGTTCAGGGCCTCGATGTTGACCTCGACGGAGTGACCGTGCGCCACCTCCTCGTCGTCTTGGTCAGGAGTCCAGCCCTTGATGTTGAGCACCTGCGCCTTGGAGCCAATCTTCGCACCAGGCAACCGCCCACCGCCGCGCAGCACGCCGCACTCGATGAACGTCTGCCCGTTGATCGTGGCGCGCGGAGCATGCCCGCCGCCGCGCATCACCTCGCAAGAGATCGTGGTCGCCACTCATCACTCCTACAGCAACCGTGCGTTGAATCGGAGCCTCTTCACTTCCTCGGTGGTCGTCACCTCGGCGACTGGTTTTGACCAGAACGAGGCCTGACCGGAGTCGATGACGGCGACGAGGCTTCCAGTCGGGTAGTCCTGGGTCAGCGCAACCGTCAGGTCGATGTACGACCCGGCCTGCACCGAGTCGATCTCTCGAGTCTCTGCAGTGTCCGGGTCCAGCGGGTTCTGGATGAACACGTCCTGCCCTGGCGACATCCCGTCAGTATCGAGGACCCACACCCGCGCCGGCACCCCCTCGCTCACGCCGGACGCCTGATCAACGGTAGAGAACACCGAGGCCGAGACATCTCGGATCGGCAAGGTGGTCCCGATTCTGGAGCCGGAATTGTAGACGTTCGAGTTGGCCGTGAGCCCTGAAAGCTCGATCGCCCATGACTTGATCACGGAATCCCAGTAGTCGTCGAGGACATGCCCGGTGGTCGAGGTCCACTTCAAATAGATCCCGCCGGAGCCAGGAAGCAGGATGTCCGTGGTCGAACAATCAACCCCCGTCTCCTCCCAGGACGAGCCGCCGTTTATGCTCCATGTGAAGGTGTTCGGTGTTCCGGTGCCATCGATCTTGGCCCGCAGGGTGTCGTTCCAGGCGCCGTTGAAATTCCCACTGATTGTGATGTCGTCCGAGCCGGTGCCGGAGAAGCTCGGCGTGCCGATGTCCGCCTCCTGCACCGATGCGATTGCGCCCTCGTTGATGTTCGTCTCGTCCATGATGAACGCCCTCGTGGCTACCGGCCAGTTCGCCGGAATCACGCGGCGGGTCGGGATGAGCTTCGTGGTGGCACCGATCGTGGTCTGAGCGGTTGTGGTCTCACGCCGCCCGAGGCACGGACGCCATCCCGCCGCATCGGGTGATCCCGCGTTGTCCCTGGTGATTTGGATCTGGTCGTTCGAGTCTGCGGCCCACCCTGAGTCGGTCGTCTGCCCACGAACCCCCGTCTCGTAGTCGTCATCCAGCGCGGTGCCGGGTTGCCATGCCGCCGATGGGATGAGCAGCCCGCCGTCCGGTGCCGTGAAGTCCGAACCGACCGATCCGCGCCACGTCGGATCAGCATCGATAGACGGATGCAGCGAGATCGCGTTGTCGCGATAGGCGACCGCCTTCACCTCAAACTGGGTGCTGCTGTAGAAAATGATGTTGTATTTCTGCGACACCGCGTTGTCCACGAGGCCGACGTGGTCAAGCGTCGTCGATCCGACGCGAGTGATGGGCGTCGTGTACTCCGGGTGGTCGTCGAAAATTTCGACCTGTTGCGTCAAGGCCGAGAAGTTGCGGAAGTGCTCCTTCACCGCGGTGCCAGTCTGACCGGGCTCGACCGCCCCGAGGTAGTACTCGTCGCCGGGGTCGTCGGTGACCGGCGAGGAAAGATCGAGATTCCCGCTCCCGTCATCATGGTAGAACTCGATCGGGAACAGGTACGCGAAGAACAGGTAGGGACGCTTCGTCTTGATGACCGACGGGTTCCAGTTGATCGACAGCCCGCCGTTCCCGGTACGGCAGACGATGTTGAAGAGGATCGGGGCGTTATCTCTCAGGGCCCGCTCGATGATCGAGGTCAGCGGCCAGTTGTTGCGCTCCTCGGTGCTGCTCGCATGATCGACGGTGAAGGTGTAGGCCGGAGTCCCTTCGCAGTCCTGGCCGCGGACGATGTGGTGCTTATCGAGATGCCACGTCAGGCCAGCCGACTTGTCGTAGTCGTAGTTCGTGGTGTCGCCCTGGTCCCACGCCCGCAGCATCCTGTAGATGTCGATGGGGTGGGAGCCGGCTGTCCCGAGATCGTAGTTCATCACATTCATCGCGCCCATGAGCAATATCGGGACCTGCCCGATCTTCGCCTTGACCTGCCCGATGTCAATCCAGGCGAGCATCTCGTGGTGCAGAGCATCTGCGTTGTAGTCGCCCATCTGCGGCTCGGCGAGTTGGTTCTCGGCATCCGTCTCGGTCTGATCCAACGTGTCGCCCCATGGGCCGAATGGCGTGCGGTAGAGTTGCCGAGCACCATGCCAATCGGCGAACTCTGCGTCGGCTTGACCCCAATCCCAAAATCGCATGATGCCTCCCTAAATCGTCAACCCGCGCGCCCGAAGATTGAAGAGCTTCCGATCGCCCGGAGTCGCCGACACCGGAACGTTGAGCCGCGTCCAGAAGTAGCAGGTGCCGGACGCTGTGATCGTGCCGGTCGTCTGACCAAGCTCAGTCAGCGTGAGCGGCCCGGACTGCCAAGCTCCAGGCGAGCCGGAGGCGTCCGGCGCGAACTCCACCCACGCGTGCCCCTCGCGGACGAAGAACGAGAGCGTCTTCGAGGTCGGGTCGCCGCCGTCGGCGAAGATGATCCCGAGCCCGAGGAACCCGTCCACGCCGTCGATGTACCCGTTGCCCGCGCCGTGCTGGTAGAGTTCCGCGCCGTCGAGCTTCGCATCCTCGATGGTCTTGGTCCCACCAACGAGCACATCGGCGGTGTCCGGACTGCCGCTCTGGAAGTCGGCGAAGGTGATGTCCTTGTCCGCCGGCACCGCGCTGGCGTGGCGCGCCGGATCGGTGTGGTTCTGCAGCTTCGTGATGTACGGCTGGGCCTCGTCCTCGAGATAGAAGCCGGGGAGTGCGTAGACCTCGGTGTCCGCGCTGTCCTCTGAGCCGACGTTGACGGCGACGTTGCGCCGTTGGGCCGAGATGGTGTCGGCCTGGATCACTCCGATGTTGAATCGGTCCGAGGTCCCGCCGCCGGAGTCCATCAGCGCGCCGATGGAAAGCTTGCCGGTCCAGCCGTTCGCCAGGGACGAGGAGAGCTTGATCCTGGTGCCGGGGACCACCCCGTAGTTCCACGTCGAGGAGTCTGCGGTGACGCCGATGCCGGTGCCGATGACCTCGTTCTTCGGATCGTCGGCGGTGACGTTGACGGTCGAGGACGAGGTCGCAGCGATGGTGTAGACATCGGAGATCGCCTCACCATCACCGAGCCACTCTGCAGCGACGATCGGAGTGTTGATCGTGTTCTCCCACCGGAACAGCAGGTTGGCGTCCGGGTCCGCCGGCGAGGCCGCGTCACGGAAGATAATTTCTGAACTCATCGCTTACTCCAGTCTCAGCAAAAAGAGTGTGACCTTGTAGGCCGTCAGAACCGGGGTCAGGGTACCACCTGTCTTGTCGCTCTCTGGGTACGGTCCGTTGTATGGCTGGAACTCATGCATGTCACGCGGTCCGAACGCGCAGGTGATCGTGGTCGCGTCTCCAGGCTTCAGCTTCACGACAATCGGCCCGGTCGCGCTCATGAGCGTTTCGATGACGGCGATCTGTGCGGCGGTCAACTGCTCCATGTGGATCTCGAGGAACGCCTTGTCCTGGCCGACGGCGAAATCTACGACGCACGGGTCGTTGGTGATGGCGAGCGCGAACGCGGTCGTCGGCCCGCCTTCGCGGTGCCGCTCCTTGATGATCGGCGGCGCGTCGAACAGCACCTGCGTCGAGTCTCGCTCGATGCCGACTTCACCAATTGCAAACGCCATGTCAGCCCCTCGTGTCCGGCGGGTTGTTGTCCTGTATATCCCGCAACGCGTCAGCGAAGACTTGCGGGTTGGGGACCACGTCGATCTGGAGCGGGGATATCTGTGCGACCAAGTCGTTGATCTGATCCCGTAACGTGTCGCCGAATCCCTTGAAGCCGCCCTGCCATGTGGTGTTGAGTGCGGCTTCAAGCTGCGGCTTCATGGTGGTCGTGAATTCGTTCAGGCCTTCGGCGAATCCCCTGTCCAGCCCGCCCTTCAGGCTACCCGCGACTGCGCCCTCGATCTCGACCATCCCCTCAATGACCTTGCCGGGGATCGCGTTGATCGCCTGCGGGATGTAGTAATTGAAGAGCTGGTAGAACTCGTTGTTCGTGAGGTCGCCCGTCTCGTTCATCGAACGAGCCACCTCCTTGAAGGCATCGGAAGCCGCGATCCCATACTCTCTCATCCACTCGGCGGTTTCTTCCACATCCGTGAGCATCTCCTTGTTGACCCTGTTTCTGGAGACGCCTTCGTTGATGTGATCCTTGTACCGATTGGTGATTTCGTCCATCTTTTGGGTAACCTCGTCGGAGGTCATCAGGCCGTGCGCCTCGCGGAGCTTTTTGAGTCGCTCACCTTCTTCTTCGGCAATCTCAGCGGCGGCATCGGCGAGGACCTGTGCTGTGTCGGCAACATTTTCTTGATCCTGCGTGAGTCCGTTGGCTTGGATTCTGGCCGCGTTGTAGGCCGCAGCCAGCTCCTCAACACTTTGCATTAGCTCGGCCAATCTTCCTAGGTCTTTGGCCTTTCTGGCTGCCGCAATGTCGTGCGCCAAATTCACCTCGCCGATAGCCATGGCAAGGTTTTCCGAGGCGTTGGAGTAGTTCCTTGTGATTTGTGAATCGGTCTTGAGCCCTTCAGCAACTGTCCTAGAGGCTTTCCCGAATGTTCCGAATTCTCTGTTGAGGGCCTCCGTCAGGCCGGTGACGTGATCCAGCCATTTCCCGAACTGGTAGCCAGCAACACCCACCAATACGACGCTCCCGGCAAGCTGGGTCGCTGATACGTTGAACTTTTTCATGGAGGCACTGAGGCCTCCGATCGCTTGGGTGTTCTTGACAATCTCGGCTGCATTCTTGACCCACGCCAGCTTGAGGAGGATCGACAGCCCAGTGAAGCGGGCGGTGACGCGCGCGATACTGCCAAGGGCATAAAGGAACGGGCCGAGCGCAGCCAATGAGAGTGCCGCGGTGGAGATGAGCCCCTTCCAGTAGTCGTCAAGCTCGTTGAATCCTCGCGCCGTGCCTGAGGCCTTGGTCGCGAGCTCGCCGAACTTGTCGATCACTGGAGCCAAGTTGTTTCCAAGGTCGATAGCGGCAGAAGACAACTTGCCCATGGCTTGGTCATAGGTGCGCTTCATCGTCTTCGCGCCCTTTTCGAACGCGTCGTTAACATCCTCGCCGACGACCTTCGCCATGTTCTCGGAGATCTCGACGTAGTCCTCGGTGCTTTTACCAATAAGCTGAAGGGCTGCGACGAAGGCCTTCTGGTTCGGGAGTATATCTTTGAGGGTGGTATCACCGGTCTTCGTCGCCTCGGCTATCTGGAGCAGTGCGATTCGCAGCCCATTCGGTCCCGCGAGTGTTCGCTGGAGTGTCGCGGCAGAGAGGCCAACATCGTCCATCGCTTTTCTCGCCGATATCGTTGGATCTAGGATCCCCATCATGATCGCGCGCAACCCGAAGGCGGCGAGGCGGGCCGACGTGCCGGACCGCGACATGGCGGCGATCCCTGCGCCAGCCTCGTGGAACTCGACGCCCAATGCTGCGGCCACCGGGAGCAATTTTGCGAGAGCCGCCGGGAGTTCAGCGGCCTCGAGGTTGCCTTCGCGGACGGTCCCAATGAGAACGGCCACCGCTTCATCCGCTGTTAGTGCGCCTTCGCCAAAGGCGTTCAGCGCAGAGGTTGCAGCAATGGCGATGTCCTTGGTTTCACCCATGCCGACGGCAGACGCCTTTGCTGTCGCCTCGAGAACCCTGAGTGCCTGATCAGTGCGGATGCCGTTCGACGTGATGAAGAAGAGAGCCTCGGCAAGCTCGTTGGCCGACTTGCCGACGATCCCGGCCATGTCCTGCACGACCGGGCCCCAGCGCGCGATGGTCTCCGCAGGCATCCCGACGAGCGACACCATCCTGGTCATGGCATCCTCGAACTGCATCGCGGTCTTCAACGATGCGGCACCGACCAGGAGCATGGGGGCGGTGATGGCGGTGGACATGATCCGACCGGCCTGGGTGAGGGACTCAGCAGCGAAGAGCATCCGCGTCACCGCGGCGCGCATCTTCTTCTGGTACTCCTCAGTGTCGGCGCCGAACTTCACGAAGAGGTTCGCCACCATCGTGCCGCCGTAGTTCCTGCTCACTGTGTGCCTCCGAATGCCGCGTGCAGCACGTTCGTCTTAGCCAGGAGCTCCTGCCAGTCCACGTCGCGCTTCCTCTTCTGCTTCCATGAAGGCATGAAATTCGTGTACGGCGTCTTCTTCCCAGCGAGGCTGTGGATCGTCTGGCAGATCATCGCCGGACCGAACTCCTGGCGGAGGTGGCTCTCCCGCATCCGACGCACAAGGGCATCGAACTGGCGAGGCACCATGTACCAGAACTCCTCATCGGTCAGTCGGAGATCGTATCTGCCGACGGCCCACAGCGTCTCCCATGTCAGTCTGGAGCCGTGGCCGTCTTCTGAGGGTCCTCGGGCTCTTCGCCCTCAGCCGGCGGATCCGGCATGGACTCCACCAAGGCCAGGGTGATGGTCGCCATGACATCGAGAGCCTTCATGTTCAGAACGTCTCCGACCTCGTCATAGGTGAGCCTTTTCTCGTTCGGCTCGTACACGAGTGATGCCCACACCAACGCCTTCAAGCGCGTCCCAGTGAGCTCACCGTTCCAGTCGAGGAACGAGAGTCCGCAGGGCTCTTCGGCTCGGCAGAGTGCGTTGAAGTCGATCCGCAGCATCCTGTCGGGCTTGTCGAAATCCAGCGTAACCTCGAACCTCTGACCGGTCAGGTAATCAGTCATGCGTCACCTCATCACACGTCGAACGTCGGCGCGGGATCTCCGGTGATCTCGACGGTCAAGCTCGCGGTGAGCAGACCATCGACCGGGGCATCCGGCTCGAAGTTCAAAACGTAGGCGGCGAACTGCCACACGGTGTTGCCCGGATCGGGAAACACGAGTTGGAAGTTTCGCTTGATCCCGTCGATGAAGTCCTTGAGCAGACCCGTGCTGTGGTCATGGGTGCCCTCGGTGGGAATCAGGTTGATGGCGAACGTCACCTGACCTCCCATCTTGAGACCCGGCACGATCTCGCCCCAGTCCGTGGTCTGAGTCGAGGCATCGTGGGTGCCGCGGTTGAAGCCGGGGCCACCGATGTCCTTGATTTTCGCGATGGTGGTGAAGACCTCGGCGCCGTTGCCTCCATCACCAACCTTGAGCAGCGTTCCGTGACTCGGAATTGTCATCTCTTACCTCCTTAGGGGAGCCGCAGCACGGCGAACGAAAGCGTCGCCACTGAGCATTCAAGATAAAGTGTACCGTCAGACTGCATCCAGCCCTCACGGTCAAGGAACGCCAACGCGACTTCCGCGCTGGCGGCTACAGCCACCGTCAGATCGCCCGACCGCCCGAAGCTGTCTGGCGCACTGGTGATGATCACGTCCTGCTCGCCGCCGTCGGCGCTCTTGATGAGCAGCACCTCCCGGCCAGTGAACAGGAAATCGTTTTTGTTTGCGACATCGGCGGCTTCCCATGTGTAAACAACCTCGCCGCCGGGGTGAGTTCTCGGAACCTCAACCGGTGTGAGTCTCGTGCGTGCCATCGTCTACCTCCTTGGTTTTCTCTGCGACCTCCTCGCGGATGATCTTGTTTCCCGACGGTGTGACGAAGCCGGTGTCCGTCCTCATCACGCTCGGGGTTTTGAGGTGGTTCGCGATATGCTTCACCATCTCGTTCTCGTCGAGGGTTGACCACGGGCAGTGGACGCACGAGAACATCGGAATCTCGTGCCACTCCCCGATGGTGTAGTGCGGTTGCTCCTTCGGCTCTTCCTTGACCACCGGCTTGGTGGCTGGTTTCTTCCTGGGCTTCCTGGCCTTGGCTGGTGTTTTGCTGCCGTTAGACATTGCTCAACTCCTTCTCGATTCTGAAATTCACCGTGGACAGGAACCGCCCGCTCTCGTCGCGCCCGATCATGGCCGGGGTGTCAATCGGGATGCACGACAGGTACCGGGTGCCGGAGAGCGACTCGTCCTCGATCTTCATCAGGGCCTGATAGAGCCGCTCGGCCCGGAGTCTGGTCACCTCGGGCTTCTCGCCCCTCACCGTTACCTGCACGCGCGGTCGCTCGACCTCGACCATCCGATCGTTCTGGATGAAGTCCGGCTCGTCCCCGGCGTACTCGATGATGAAGGCACAGTCGTCCGGGTCGTCCGGCGCGACGTGAAGCCACAGGTCCACCTTGAGGGTCGCAAGGCCCTGAGCAACGAGGAAGGCGGCAAGCTCTTCGACCACCATCAGATCCTCACGTTCTTTCCGGCCATGCTGTACTTCTTCGTCTCGGTCCTGGCGGCGACCTCAAGCGCGTTCTTGATCTTCGGCCTGACATCATCGACGGCGAGCTCCAAGTACTTCGCCCGCTTGCCACCGGGGTGGAAGAAGGAGATGTTCTCATGCTGCATCAGGGCATATGGCACCTTCGCGCTGCCATAGGTAACGTAGACGACTGGGTAGCGACCAGGGTAGCCCTTGACCTTTCCAGACGCCAGCAGATCACCGGACAGGTACGGGACATATACGTGCGAGCGGACGAGGATCTCCCGCGAGAGTTCAAGCATCTTGTCGTAGAATTTCTTCCTCGTCGCCTTGCTCATCTTGCGGATGTTCGCCGCTGATTGCGTTGCGCCGAGGACCTTGACCTTGATCATCAGATCACCACCTTGACGTGGTGGACGCCGTCGCCGTCGGGCGGCCTCGCCACGGAGATGACCGGGTCAACGCTCCCGTCTGACTGTGTGATCAGATCCTGGGCGCCGATGTCAAAGTCGCCGGCCGTGAAGATGTTCGCCTTTGACAACACCTCGTTGCCGTTCACGTCGAGCACCTGCACGGCCTTCGGAGAGACACGGCATTGGATGGTCACAGGGTTGGCGTACGTCGGGTTCGCATACTCATCTTCGCCGATGTGTTTTTCCCACGTCACCGTGTTGATCATGACATCGAGGAACTCTGCCTCGAACGCCATCAGAACACCCGAGGCTTGATCAGTCCCCTCGCCTCCGGCGGCAAACTGAGAGGCGTCTCGCCCTTCACCTTGGTGTCGCCGCGATAGCCGAGAGCCAAGTCGCCGATCTGTTTCCACGACACCGTGGAATCGCGGTTCTTCTTGTGCCACCATGCCTTGATCGTCAGGATGCACGCCTGCTCGACGTTGCCCGGTAGGTCGATCTCATTGGTGTCGATGGCGGCTGAGAATGATGGCAGGTGGTACCCGGCGTTGTACGTGATCACGAAGCGCGGGTGCTGCTCGAACGGGAGATGGTCGTAGGAGATGCCCCTGTGGTAGGAGATCTCGCTCGTCCACCCTTGCCTGCGGTAGAGGATCCCAGCGAGGGCATCCTCGATCACGAAGTCAACGATGACCTCGTTGTCAACGGTGACAATTGTCGGAGTTCCAATAATGGGGGTCCGGGCCAGCATCAAAGTACTGGACCCGGACCCCGCGATGGTTTCCTTGAACTCCTGCTGGGCGAAGTTTTGGTTGGCCTCCTGCTCGATGAGTGTTGATGCGAACTTGATCGCGCTCGTTGCCCACGCCGCTTGCTCGTTGGTCATCGAGCCGAGCTCCGTCTGCACAGCGACGATCGTAGTCAGATCGGCAGTGGACGCGGGCGTCAACACCTCGAGCATGGCAACCTCACTTCACCGGTCAGGCCTTGTTGAGTTCCGCGGCGCGGGCCTCGGCCGTGGCCTTCCCTTTGATCTTCTCGTCCCCGACCATGTACCACGGGCCGGAGAGTTTCTTCGGGACGATCTCAGCAGGTGACGTGGCCGCTTCCCCGGACTTGGCCTTCGCCTCATCCGCGGAGTCGTTCTGATCCCCGGCCGGTTCGACGTAGACGGCTCGTTTGCGATCCACGAACCGCTTCGCGGTCTCCGGCGGGAACCCGGCGGTCTCGCCTGACATGTACGGTGCGTTCGCAACGATGAAACGCACCAAGACGATCTCGGTATTGCGTGCCATTCAAACCTCCTACGTCTTGAGCACGCCTACCGTCCGAAGTGCCGCTTGGAGCTCGTTCACCCTCACGGCAACTTCACGGACGGCAGCGGTGTTCTTGGCAGCATCGGGGGATGACAAGTCCGGCAGGTCGCCGTCGTTGGTACCCCCGATGTCTCCCGTGCCCTCGGTGAGGTCTGCGATGGCTGTGACCGCGCCAGACTCGGCGACGAGGGTCACAAGCTCCGACCGGTCCGACATCAGCAGGAACGAGACGTTCGTGCCGTCGAACTGGACGATCAGGCCCTCCTTGGCGCCGGGATTACGCAGTTCAATCTCAGCCATGGTAACCCCCTACGACAGCGGCGCGGACTCGCCGATGGCGGCTACGCCGAAGCCAAGCTGGAAGACATCGGCACTGCCCGCGTCGCAATCGGGAATGATCGACACCCGCCAGTACCGCTTGACGCCCCAGAGATCGACCTTGAGCTTGATGGCGAACAGTTCGGCCCCGCCGCCGTCGCTGACCACCACGTCGTCGAAATCGACGGCGGTGAAGAAGTCTGCCGCGTCCGACAGGTTCGCCACGATGCCGTGCTCGATCTTCACGGACAGGATCGAGATCGACTTGGTGTCCGTGAGGGTTACCGAGCCGCCCACGAAGATGATCCCCGAGCGAAGGCCTTTGTTCGCGGCGAGGGTCTGATCGACGATTGCGCCGAACACTTCCGTGTTGTCTCCGGTACCTGCGGCCACGCCGCGAGCACCACCTCCGCTGACCACCTTCATGAAGGCGCCTGCGTCTTTGTCATTGATCTGCATTGGATTCCTCCTTTATGTATTTTCGGTTAGCCCGCTTACGGGATCCACTTGACGTTCTCCATGAGGGACAGAGACTCCTCATGGCGAACTGCGATGTCGTGGTGCGCGATGAGGCGCAGCACGGTCTGGTCGAGCGAGAACGCGGCCTGGACGTTCGTGCCGTCGTGGTACGCGGCAACGTCGGAGGCCATGACCTCGAGAGCGTTGCTCTCGCCCAGGAGGATGTCTGCGAAGTCGCAGAGCATGATCTCGGACTCGGTGCCGCCACCAAGGTTGGTCGGGATCTCGGTGGTTGACCCGTAGGGGATTCCCCAGAGGGTGCCACTGAGCATCTCGTCGCGATAGGCGAAGTTGCCGTTGGCGTCGCGGACCTGCAACAGGTAGAACTCGGTGCGCGGAGCCATGAGCCATCCGGGCCGCAGGAAGCGCACATGCGCCTCACGGAGCAGGAGGATCTGGGCGGCGAGATCCGAGGTCACGTTGGCGAGGTTCACGGTGTTGTTCGCGTCGAAGGTGTTCGCGGCCGGAACCCAGTTGCGAATGCCCTTCGGGGTGAACGCGGTGCCGTCGTCACGCAAGAACGCCTGGTCCTCGCGCTGTGACATGGCAGCGACGCAGTCGTCACGGACGATGGCGTCCGCGCCTTCGGTGTTGAAGCGGAGCAGGTCGTTGCTGATCGGAACCAGCACGGCGAGCTTCTTCCATGTGAGGTTGATCTGGCCGAAGGTCTGCTCGGACACCGGCAGGTTCTGGGACTCACCGATGTACCCGGCGGTCGCGCCCCCGGTGATCTTCGACATCTGCATGGCACCGGTCGGCATCGGGACGAGCCGCGGGTTCATGCTGCGAAAGATGGTCATCTCGCGGAGAAGCTCGATGACCTCGCCCGACCACTCCGTCGGGATGAGCACGCCGCCGGCAGCCGCGTCGGAGGCCTCGAGGGCCTTCGTCACCTCGTTGTCGTCGCCCCACTCCCTCTTGGAGAAGTCGATGGCTCTGGCGATGTCCTTCTGCCCGAAGGCGATGGCCCGCATGAAGCGGCCAGCCATCAAGCCCTTCGCTGGCTTACCGGCCTTCTCGATGGCCCGCTCCCGTTTGAAACTGGCGATCAGTTCCTGGTTCATGGTTTTGAGGTCCTCGAACTCTGCGTTCATGACCTCGCGAACGACCTCGGACACGTAGCCGTTCAGTTGCTCCATCGTGGTGATCTTCTCTGTGGGCGGCATCTCAAACCTCCTTTGGTAGTTTGCCTGTGATTTTCATGAGTCCGCGTTCCAACTGCTGCCGGATCGCTTGCTGAAGCTCCTCCTGGTTGATGTCGAGATCGAGGATGGCGAGATCCACCTCGTTCTCCACTGCGTGGGAATCGATTTGGATGTCGATGACATCGGCAAGCACGTCACCGTCGTCAGCCTCGTCCCCTTCCTCCTTCTTTTCCTTTTCCGCTGCGGCGAGCTTCGCCGTCAGTTGATCGACCTGCGCCTTGAGCGATTCGATGTCGTCGTCGAGGGCCTCGAGGGTCTGAATGACCTCCGGGGCGTCCTTGGCGATGACCTCAACCGTCGTGACGATGTCGCCGAGCTTTGTGGTCTTCGTGACCTTGGTGACCTCGGGATCGTCGGCAATCATCTTCGCCGCCAGCGCCTTGACCTCCTCGGCCATCTTCTCGTCGGAGATGATGAACCCGCCATCCGGGTTGGCTCCGGTGAGACCATCTCTGATCTTGGCGAGCAGCGGCGTCAGGACCTTGTCCTTGTACTCCTTCTCCACACCGAAGAGGGGAATCTGGGCCGGGGTCAGTGACTTGTGGAGGTCCTCGATCTGCGAGCGTGGAATCCACAGCGCGACAGAATCGTCCGGCGCCCACATGTCGAGGGTCTTCTCGGCCCACTCCCTGAGCGGGGTACAGTCGATGCCGTCCTTCACCGCCAGGGCGAGCGCGTCCGGGTTCGCGGGAACGGGGACGATCGAGAACTCGAAAAGCTCGCTGGAAATGAAGTTGTATCCGCCGCGGTCCTCGTCGTACGTCCACTCCTTCGGGAAAAATCCAACGCTCGTCGCGCGGAGGAAACCCTTCTTCAGGAGTCTGTAAACGGTATCGGCGAACGCGTAGGTTTCCGCATCGGCGAACTGGGCAGACGCCACGAGCGCGTCACCGTCAACCTCGATGGACAATGCCTGACCGACCGGGGGCTCCCGATGCGAGTGAGCCCAGAGGACCACCGGGTTCTTTTCGAACCGCGTGAGGTCCCACCCGTCGGCTTTGATGACATCGTTGTAGGAATCTGGCGTCTCACTGGAGATACGGAAGTTGAGAACCCGCTCCTGTTCGGACTCGGTAATCACCGTATCTACGGCCTTTAGCAGCACAGCGTCGCGAAGCTCTTTCTCATCGCGCCACTGCTTCTCATTTAGCCGCTTCATCTTGCACCTCCTTTCGCACGAGTTGCTCGGTGCAATGGCACTCGGGATGTGACTCCGTCGGCGTTACCACAGTACCACCCTTGGGCAAATTCCATGCCATCCCGATCGAGACCGGAGTCCCATCGAGGCCCGAGCACTCACTACAGGATCTGCATCCGCGCCGAGCGATCCAGATCCGAGACACCTTCTTGGGATCGATGATCCCGCTGCGAACGGCCTCGGACCACAACGCCTCTTGAGCGCGATTGCACATGTGGCTGATCGCGTGATCGGCCACGTCGTCAACGAACCGATCGACGAGAGCGACGACAGCGTCACCCTCTCCAGCGTTCTCGATGAACTCCTCAACATCGTCTTCGAGAATTCCAACTCCATCAATCAGAATGTAGGTCCTGTTCTCGTCGCTGTCATCTTCCGAGAGGCCCGCCGCCTTGACGAGCGTGGCATCGATTGCGGCCATGATCGACCCTTCGACCGTCGCTTTCGCGCCCATGAGCTCGTACAGAGGCTCGAGATCGTTGATCTTCTCCTCGTCCTCGGACGAAACGAAGAGCGCGAGATTCGCCTTGGCCTGCTCGGCAGCGAGCACGTAGACCGAGGTCAGCTTCGCGATCAGCGGGTCCATCGCGCGGTCCGTCGCGGACTTGTCGAGGATCGTCACCACTGCGCTTGCGGCCATGCCATCTTCGAGGAGCGCCTCAATCTCGTCGGCCCTCTTCCGCGCTTCGTCTTGGATCTCGACGATGGCCTCTCTCAGCTTGGACTTGATCTGCTCCAGCCTGGTGCCGATCTTCGGCGTCACCCGCTGGCGCGAGATCGTGTTGACCAGAAGCTCGGGCCAGGAGAAGCGGATCGCCTCCTCGACGGGCTCGTCGTCGGGCTCGTTGGCTGGGTCCTGATCGTCCGGCACGCTGTCATCGCCCTGCTGGGACGGCGGGTTGCCGAGATCCTCAAGCGTCACCGCCTCGTAGTTCAGAGGCTTCATGAAGATCTGCCCCTTGCCGTCCGGCAGCGGAAGTTTGCCCTGCATCTCGCGCCACTCGTCGAGCATGATTGACCATGGTGACAAGGCCGCGACCTTCAGGGTCCGCTCCTTGTCCTGGGCGACCGGGCTGTCGTAGTCGAGGATCAGCATCGAGTCGTAGTCCGGCACCAACTGGTGCTGCAGGGTCTGGCGCAAGAACTCCAGCCGGGGAATCAGAACCCACCGAGCGTAGAGGTACTCGGCGACCTCGGACGTGGCGCGGTTGGATGCCTCGACGATTCCGAGGACCTCCGGCGGCACGCCGTAGACCTGAATCACGGAGTCGCGCTGGTGCTTGCGGAGGCCGAGCATCTCGAGATGTGAGTAGTCCGTGCCGAGGGTGTGGACCTCGATCTTGCGGTTCATGAACATCGGGAGGAAGGACTGGCGGAACCCACGGAGCTTGTCCAGCCACCGCTTCTCGAGGCGGGTGGTGTCCTCCTTCTTCAACTCGTTCGACGAGATCAGGAAGTCTGGCCGCGCGGAGTTGTAGAAGAACTGCTTCATGAACTTCGCCGCGTACTCGTCCGTCTCGAGCTCGTCGGCGAGGGTCACGCCCATGCCGGATCCGCGAGCGTACGGGTCGGCCGGGTTCGGATGGTAGAACCAGATCATGTCCTCGGGCTTGACCTCTTTGGGCTTCGCGCTGCCGCTTGGCACTTGGATTTCGAAGAACGGCTTGGACTTGGTCGGCGTGTTCGCCACCCACGTCGGCGTCACCGGGGTGAAGCTCGTCGGGATTCCTCCGGCGCCGCGTTCCTTGATCCAGAACGCCTCGCCCACCAGATCGATCCACTTCTGCGTGAGCTCCCTTGACGTGTAGCCGGTGAACGCCTGACCAGAAGCGTACAGTGCATCGATGATCGGGTTGTCCTCGACCTCGATCAACTCACCGGCTGCTCGGAGCCTTGAGATCTCGGCCTTGCGATCGGCGTAGTTCATGTAGGCAAGCTGCCGATACGGGATCGGCCTGCGCGTCCCATCCTTGGCGACCTCCACCTTGACGAAAACTCGCCACACGGTGGTAGCGATTGACGACCCGATCTTGTCCACGACGGCCCGCAGCCACGGCATCGTCGAGTACGAGGTGAGCATCTCGGTCGCGCCGCGCGCCGGCGGGTTGGACTGGAAGACCCCGAGCATGTCCATGAACGAGTTCGCGTCGTTCGCGTTGGAGATCGCCCGGACCTTCGTGTCGGGGAGGTTCCGCACGACGCTCCGTCTAACGGATTCGATCGCCGAGTTAGCCATCACCACACGTCCGCCGCTGCAACTTCGTTCGTGACCAGGGCCTGTCGGGCAAGAGCGAGAGCGCATACGCAGTCATCGTGCATCCCTTCCGGGGCACTGTACTTCACCCCGGTCCTCGAGTGTAGGTACTCGAACGTCTCAAGCTCATCCACCAACACCCCATTCGGGAAGGTGACCTCGACATTCTGGATCCCAACCGCGAGGCCCTCCATCAACTGCTGCTTCGACTTCTCCGAGAAGATGAACCCCTCGTAGTTCAAGCCGCCGTCCCGCTGCAACTGCCCGAGGATCGCGTCGCCGACACCGGTCGAGTCCACCAGCGCGGTCGTCTGCTCGGTCGAGTTCATGATCGTTTCGATCGTCGCGGGCCACGAACGCTTGAACCGCTCCATCCGAACCTGCTGGCCGAACTCGTCCAGGCCGATGCCCACCG